CTACTTTATGTGTATGTTAGCGCCAATTTGCGTAGAAAAACAGACGATCAGCTCGTGACACATCAGGAGGACCAGGAATAGCTTGGATGAATTCGCCCCCACTACGCTCGAAACGATACCGAGCTGCCACGGGGTCTTTATAGTTAGGTACATATAACATCTGAGCTAACCTTTCGGTTTCGTACAAATAATTTTCCTTCCAGATACGTGAAGTTTCTCTTTTATCTTGAATATTAATAGAACGACTGACGTCCCCTAAAATAGTTTCTTGGCGACTTGTTGCCCGTCCAGTAGCTAACTCAGTCAGACGCTCTGCTTCTTCACATCTCTCTACGCTTTGAATAATTTTATCATAATAATACTCGCTAGGAATACTATTACAAGCTTCTATTAATCTAGCGTAATCTCCAGCAGGTACAGTGGCTATGTTGTAACCTAAATGATATGCTACACGACTAAAGTTAAAATCATCTAATCTATAACCAAATACTTGAGCACTATTTCTAGTTAATTGATTTACTGCTGCGTAAATTACTTCTCTTTTAGTAGCATCGGTTGTATCGGGCTGAAATACAACGCCTTGCTGCGCAAGATAACTTTGCAGCTGCTCAAGTTCTTGTTGAGTAAACTGCGCCATACGTAAACCAACCCGTCATATACCTAATCTTACCGAACTTAAGTTATTTAGATAGAACTAGTTCACTCGACGTAAATCGAATCGTCAGCCAGAACCTCGTCCCAATCGACGCGCTTAATCGAACGAAGTTGATCTAGTTTCGTAAAACGCTCTCCAGGGAGTGACTGTTTCAGCTCGTATATCTCAGTTGCAGTCTTAAGACCAACTCCTTTAAGAATCTGAGTCAACATCTGAGGCGTGGCGTTGTTCAGATTGATCCGGTTCAGCGCCGGAACTTCCGAGCGGACAATTTGACGGCCACGGCGTTGCTTAACGGGTTTTGCGCCCTCTTCAGGCTCTTTAACAGACTCAATTAATTGGTCACGGTAAGCGTAGAAAACCTTCCCAGTGGTTTGAGACCTTACCATGTGGTACTCACCGTCATCGTGAGTGCTCAGCATGTCCACTTTGACACCGCTTGGCTTGTAGGTGTACTCCTTCATTTGAGTGGCAGTCATCATGTAGCCATAATCTAAGATAGTTTACCCAAGATAGACTGAAAAAAGCCAGTCGTACCCTCCAAATGCCGAACCCCACTAAATTTCGTTTAGCAGGACAGGCGCTTCCTGTACTTAATACGTTATTGGATGCGGCGAACGTCGGATACGAATTGGTGAATCCAAATGAACCGCGTAGGGGACAGCGGTTACTAAACGCAGGGGTCGTGGGACTCGGAAATGCAGGCATAGGGGGTCTGACAATGGGTGCAGACGGTATTGTTCAGTTACTTGGAGCATTTGGCGTTAAATCTCCTCTTCAAAACGTTAACCCTGACGCCCAACTACGACGCTTGGCTTACCGACTCGGCCAAGGCAAAGAAATCGGATTACACAACGAACAGCAAGACGCTGCTATCCGCCAACTAGCTCAAAAAGTACAACGAGAGCAGATGTTAAACCCAGAGGAAATTCGTTTGATTAAGCAGGCTTTCTCATCCGGAACGTACTGACAATAAAAAACCCCTCCCGAAGGAGGGGTCTCCACCCGAACCTGAAGTTTATCAGGAGGGCACAGTCGAAGTGAAAACACTGGACTCCACCACGCCGCCAGGCTGAAGAGCCAAGTCGTCGCGCTTGGGAGCAGAGTCAGGCACGATCCAGCACACTTCGCACACAGCGAGTGCTTTGTCCTTGCCTTTCAGGCTGCCCACACCGGCACGGGGGTCGAAAGTACCCGAAGCCAGAGTCAGACCAGAAGCAACAACACCGCCGAGGTTGCGGGTGGCGAACAGCTTCCAAGTGGTCTCAGCCGCCAGAGCGGAGAGGTTGTTGGAGTTGATGATGTTCACCGAGGCATTGCTGCCGTTCTCGATGCGGCTGCTGGAACCGGTTACGGACACACCGAACTGACCCGACACAACGGTGCCATCGCTGCGGAGACCTTGGTTCATTGCGGGAACCAGGGTCAGCTGAGGAGTAGCGGAACCGCCACCCACACCGCTGCTGATCACATCGCCGCCGTCCACACGGAGAGAGGCACGATACACATAAGCGCCAGCAGGCACTTTGATACCGTCGGTGATATCCGAACGGATGTCCTTGTGGAAATCCGGAGAGGGGATGATCACATTGGCGCTGCTGAAGGCTTGATTAGAGCCGTTCAAACCGGAACCATAAGGCTGGGTGTAGTAGTCCAGCTGGTTGTTGGTGCCGAGGGCCTGGTAAGACAGGTCGACATAACCGATTGCCTGTTGGGCAATCCAACCGGGACGGAACACCACGCCGACAGGACCGCCAATAGGCTGACCAGTCAGGGTTTCGGAAGTGCCGTTTTCGTTGTTAAAAACAACGGACTTTTCTTCGTGCCAGTAACGAAGAACATTGGTGTAGTTACCAGGATAAATCTTGGCAACTTGGAGCTGGTTAGAGTTGATTGCCATCGTTAGTTACCTCCTCAAGCGTTAAAGGAGTACGCGATGGTGGCGAAGTCAGCGTTCAGGAGTTCGAAACCTGCGTACAGGCTCCAAATCATCATGATGAAACGGCTGAAGTCGTCATTGTTGTTCAGCAGCACCTGAGCGTTGTTGCCGCCGATACCGACGCCCACGCTCTGAGGACCGAAGAACATACCAATAGCGCTCTCGTAAGAAGCAGCGGTACCGCCGATGGTGGCACTCTGGTTCTGAGAAGGCATGTTGGTGGATTCGAAGAAGCGCACTCCTTCGAACACGAAGCCGGTGGGCATGATGGGCTCACCAGCCACGAAGGTGGCCTGACCGAAGCCCTGACCCATGTACAGCGCAGCGTTGGGCTGCATTGCGGACATGAGGGGGTTGATCTGACCGTTGCCAGGATAACGAGCGACCTCGCGGAAATCGCTGTTCTGACGCAGGTGCATCAGGAAGGTAGGATCGCAAACGCAGCGATAGAAACCGTCCTGATAGGTAGGAACGTTACGCTTACGCAGGCTCTTCACCACGCGCAGCAGGTCGTCCTTGACGTCGAACTTAGCTTGTTCGGCGTTGCTGTAGGTCAGAGAACCAACAGCGAGATCACCAGGGTAGTAGTAACCACCTTGGGTGTCAGAAGCCTGACCCTTAGAAACAGCTTTCAGGAGTTCGTTGATGAACACCCGGTCGCGCCAACGACGATAGTCGTCGAGCAGAGTCAGCGAACCAATCGACTGGTGGAAAGCGGTCAGGTTGCCGGTATCCAGCAGCAGACGCTGAGCGGTGATCAGGGTCTCACGAGCAATCTTGAAGGTGCTCGGTTGAGTGGGATCACTCGGGTCAGCAGGACCGGTGTACTCGCGAAGAGTCACGAGCACTTTGTCCTTCACGATGTTGCGGCTGTTAGCAGTACCGATGGTCTGCTCTGCAGTACGCTCACGTGACTCTTTGCTTCCCGGATTGCCCCAGAACCTGTAGCGGTCTAACTGCACAGTCTGGCCTGGCTGCTTGCTGAAGTCGTGAACGACCACAGGCTCTGCTGCCATCTCCACAACGTACGCGGGGTGCGGACGATAGAGCTCGGCGCCGAGAAGCTTCGGGAAATCATTATCGACAAACACTGTCGATATCTCCAGAAACTACAAAACAAGTTTAACCATAAATAGCGGTTAAACTACGAGAAAATGTCGCATTTTTAGCGTTAGATCGATTTTTGATTGCTGCTGTTGACAGAGGGACTGAACGTGCGTACCAAATTACGTACACCTTCGGAACCTTGCAGGTAAATAGAGCCGTAATTAGATACATAACGAGCTGCGCCGCCCCTGTAGATATACCTCAAAGCAGCTGACATCAAACCAGGAACTGTAGAACGAACTGTAGATGTATAGGTCTTGCAATAAACAGGAGGGTTGTAAACCCATTCAGAACGGTTGGATGTGCCTTGAGACCCTAAACTGTTAGTTAAAAGACCGCCCTCGTAACGCCCGTGGGTGACACCGCCACCGGTTTGACCCTGCGCAGCAGTGTTCCCTTCCGGAGTGTTGTAAGGAGTGTAGTTTTGGTTATCCGGAGCGGCACCTCCGAAATACGTGTACTTGCCAGCGTCTCTGATCCCAAATTCGGGACCAAGAGACGTCTGAACTTTGGCGTTAGCAATCGTAGTAACGCTTAACGCTCTGTAACCGTTATAAACACTCAGAACTCCACTGGCTTGGTAGTCGGAATCCTGAAAATCGGTCCAATAACCCGATACAGCGGGTGGGACTGATCGCCATGCTGTGGTTGAGTACACGCCAGAGGTCATCGGACCTGGCGCAACGATGCCTAAATCTGCGCCAATGTCCTGAATTCCAGAACTAAGAACGATAAAGCCCTCGGAAACAGGTCCGCTCTGAATTCTGTGTAATCCGGTGGCGTATTTGTAGTTGGAGAGAGGAATGTAGCCCACTTATTTACACCAACTACATGTATTGTAGCCTTATTCTGGCGTAACGGGAGCAATTTGGTTATTTAAAGTCTGGATATCGTTGCTGATCAGAGCCATATCGCGCTCATAAGCAACTTTAAGTTCAGAAAGCTCTTTTTTCAGCGTTTCCAGCTCGTCAGCAGGAGAAATACGCTTGCGGCGACCAATCGGATTAGCCATTTGAGCTCTGTTTCTTACGTTTAATATACTCGGAAGCTTTTTTCTTCGCTTTGACGCGTTCGGGCAGCTTCCCTTTAGTTTTTTCCTCGTACTCCTTCACTTTTTCCTTGGAAATTTCGCCACGCTCGGCCATTGCGTAAAATTTACGTCTTTGGCTTGCCGATTTGAATGGCATAGCTGTAAAAACCCTCAGCTAATCGTAACGCACGTATAGATAATAAAAAACCCCGCCCTCCTCAAGCGGGGTTTGTCCCCATCGTTCCCGAGTTTAGATCAGGCGTTGTCCAGGAACAAGAGTTTCGAGCGGAACGCCTCGGGACCCATGTTGGACAGGTAACGCCAAGCGTTTTCAGGGCTCTGGTTCATGACTTGGCTGAAGTTCTGCCACTGAACATCAGCGTCGGGAGAAGGAGCGCCGGCCACGGCGGAAGCGGGCACAGCGGGAACCTGATCGTACTGAGGATTGTACTGTTGAACAGGTTGCTGTTCGTCTACAGGATACACTTCGGTAAAGAAACGATTGGTGTAATCAGCTAAGTGATCAGGATCCGTCAGGATAGCTTCCATAGCAGCCCCGCGATTGGAAACTTCCTCCAGCACTTGATGCTGCTGAATCAGAGCATCTTCGAGCGTGGTGGCGTACTGGTTGAGGATACCCGGAGCCTCGATGCCGAAGTGATTAACGACGGCGGATGTTTCGGGACTTAGGCTTGGAGCCTGTTGTTCCGTAGAAGTCGGATAGGAAGTTTGGGTCGTAGACCCGTTGTTGTAGTAGGTCGGCTGAGCCGTAGGGGCTTGGTAAGCCCACGGTTGGGCCTGTGAAAGCTGACTGAGTTGTTGAATATCCGCCGCCGTCAGTTGGGGTTGCGCTGACGGTGCTGTCTGGCTGGGCGACGGGGAGAGCCGGGACACGATCCGGTCCAAGCTGCCCAGCGCTGCTTCCCAAGGGTTGCTCGGGGAGGAGACGGACAGAGACTGGTTGTACTGGCTGTTGGTAGAAGGGACCGTAGCCTGTTGTGCCGGCGATGGCGCTTGGGGCATAACTGCCGAAGGCACCGCCTGGGTACTGGCTACCCATTGCGGGTAAGCGGTTGAACCCTGGTCCGCCGCCGGGGCCGCCGCCTGAGGGGCTGCTACCGCCGGGGAGACCGGGCTCGGGATCGAAGCTGGGATCTGCTGGCTCATAGCTGCCCGAGTAAGTCAGTTCTTGCGCGAGGTGGTCAAACGTCCTATAAAGTAAGGGCGTTAGGTTTAGCCGAGGATCAGCCGCTAAAGGCTGATTAGGGGCTAACGGATGCGGGGCTTGTAGCATCTGGTTCAATAGTAGCAAGAATTGCGACATTGCGCCCTGCGTTTGTTGAATCATTCGGAAAGGAAAGCCCTTCAACATTTCCGAACGTTCCAGATCAGTTTTATCCGGGAACAAATACTTCAGAGCTTCGACACTATCTACGCCAAGCTCTTGCAAGTTCCGGACTACGATTGACTTTTGGTTGATATCGTACGCAGTGTCTTCGTACACATCACCCTGGAATCGATACGTTACCGCACGATCCCCATCAGGGGGAAGTCCAAAAACACCACGTGGGACTTTGTTATCGGCAAGTGCAGCTTGGATCGCTAGATCGACATTTTCTTCGTATTTTGTGAGCTTCGATTGGTACTTAAGCAGTGTCTCTTCAGTTTGTTCTTTAGGTTCTTTCGGCGGGGCTAAACCCATAACCGAAATAAAACTTTCGCGGAAAATTTGCTCCTGATGGTACAGGATCATTTCCAGCAAACGACAAAAACCGTAGGTCAAAAAACTCTTATTTTTACGAAGGGCAGTCGCTTGAGCGCGGCCCATAAGCCCTTTAATTTCCGTCGCAGTGGCTCCGGCGCTGATTGATATTTCATCAACCCCACCCAGGGCTGTTCGAATCTCTTCTCGTAATAAAAGCGCATACCGGTTCATATCCCCGTTAACGGGGTCGGGTGTCATGTAGCCCACGCGGTCGGAGGGCTCTACGTTCGCGATAATCCGAGGGACACGAAGTCCGCCGAGACCAGACTGAGAACCGAAAGGTTCGGAGACGCGAGTCGACGGAGTATCTAGTCCAGCAAAACCGCTTTGGCTACTGATGGTCGGGCGGAAGGTACGATCCGCGTCCGAAGCTTCGACTAGATCACTGCGAGGACGTGAACTGATGAGCGTGGGATTACCAAAGAACTCGATGTTCTTAGCGATATTCTGCATCATCTGATCATGCAGAACAATTTGCTGCATGAAGGGCTCGAATTCGCCCTCTCCTTCTGTACCGCTGGCGTTCGGCTTGTTTAGAACCTCAACAGCCGGAATAAATCCGAGTGTATTCGGACGACTGTTTTTAGGTGTAATTAAAGATCCGGGCTCAAGTTCAAAACTGAGCTCACTATTAGCTTCATATTCTGTAATCTTGTCGTTAGTTATAGATATTCGAACATACCGTTTATTCTGTCCTTGCGTATCTGCAGGCAGACCGATAGCGCTGTTGCGAATCTTATAACTATAAATGATTACGACTTCTTCGATCTCACCGTTGATGTCGTGATAAACCCTGTACTGAGTTTTGTTGAAGAAGTAAATTTGATACTTTAATTTTGGATCCGGTCGAAAGTAAAAAAGCCCACAGCCGTCGATAAGAAAGTTACGAATAATCGAAGGAAACCGAATATCCAGACGGTTTAGCTGGATAAGATCCTCGACAAACTTTGTCCGAGCCTTATAGGTATCTTGCTCGCAGTAAAAAAACAGCCCTTTTTTCATCATCAGCAGCGTCATTTGCTGCAGATGACTAAGGACAACCATAGTCGCAGATTGTTTGCTGCGATCTTGAGTTCTAGAAGCTTCTAGAATCTCATTAAACCGCTGCCGTACGCTTAGGTTGTCCGCAGGCATCGACGTTTTCCTTTATAAGTCAGCGAGAACCGGCTTCCCGCTCCCTTGTACGCATCATACGAGCTTTCCGTGCTTTACGGACAGCTTCACGACGGACTTCATTACGCTCGGAACCCTCTTTTTCGCCCCCGCCTTGACGACCAGCGAAAGGCTTTTTGATCTGCTCCGTCATGAGATCAGCCATTGGGAAGTAGATACTCGCGTACTCTCTCTATTTTAAACAGCTCAGGCGGCAAAAGCTCATGCGGATAGGGCTCCAGAACATGATCTTTTCGTCCTAAGGGATCGTTACCACCGGCTTCAGCTTTGTAAGCGTCAAGATAATCCAGCATCTCCTGACTATACGCAGGAGCGTGAGCGTACGGAATATCGTCGTAGCAGTGAGAAAACGACGTAAGCTTACGCTTCATGCGGGCGGGATCTCCCATCCAAGAGAAATGCCAGCCGGAATCACAATCTCCGTAAACAAGATCGTTCGGATTTTGACGGATCTCTGAAAGTGTTTGACCTAGGTGCTCGTGCAGAACAACTGTTCCACAAGTCCAGTTTGTAGG